GAAAAATATGATAAGATCGGCTTATGCAGTACCCTTTTGGTACTCAAAAACAGACAGGATATCCGAAGAAGCCTGTGAAGAAATAATAAAACTCGGAAAAGAAAATGGATTAGATGAAGCAGGAATCTATGGTGCAACAACAGACAAAAAAGTCGATAATAAAAAGACTAGAGTTACAAATGTATCATGGTTTCCGAAAGGACATTTTTTAGAAACAATGCTTCAAGGATATGCTACATTAGCAAATTTAGAAGCGTGGAACTTTATTGTAACAGGTAAAGAAACAATACAGTTTGGAGAATATAAAAGACGAGGACACTATGCATGGCATACCGACTCCTCTTTAAACCCAGCAGTGCCGTTTAGAAAACTTTCTATCACAGTAAACTTATCTCATCCAAAAGATTATGAAGGTGGTAACTTTGAAATAAAAAATCCACAAGGGCAAGAATTAAAAATGCCTATAGGACAGTTGCGAAAAAGAGGAACAGTAATAATATTTCCTTCTTTTTTACAACACAGAGTTACCGAAGTAAAACGAGGGACAAGATACTCACTAGTTCAGTGGTACAATGGTCCCGAATTTAAATAGGAATTAAAATGGCAAATCATGTATACAATTACATATCAGTAGACGGAAACGACGCAGTGCTAGATCAATTTGAAAAGCTTGGAGAAAACTTTACTACTGAAAGAGAGATAAAAAATTGGGAAGGTAATCCCATGAAAATTACAGAATTTAAACCTTTAGAAGAACTAGATTTTATGCCAGAGTATGACGAAGAAGATTGGTATAACTGGTACTACAACAATGTTGGAGCAAAGTGGTGTAATATTGAAGAATGGGAAGGTTCTTATATGAATCTATGTTCCGCTTGGAGTCCATGCAAAGAGTTTGTAGAAAAATTAACGATATATCTAGCAGAAACTGATCCGAATGTTCAAGTACGTCATCAATATGAAGATGAATTTCGTAACTTTATCGGAGTAGTAGTCTTTGAAGGAGTCAATGGAGAAGATATATTATTCGAAGAACTTGATGATGTAGAATTGACACAACTTTTCAAAGAAGAAAGTCCAGAGTTTGATCTTGAAGTAGAGGACTGGACAGACGAAATCTATCAAGCATATGACGATTTTGTTTACAACTGGTTTGAAAATCAAACTGTTTAATGAAGGCAGTTCTTTCCAATCGCATTTACCTCGAGTGCACGAACGAATATCAGTCATTTCTCGATGAAGAACTAACATATTCGATACCGCCTCGTAGACCTACTGATCCTCCCATCATCATAAAGAATATGGGCATAATCAGAGCAGGTTTAGTTACATTGCCGATTGGAAGAACGGATCTCATCCCAGATGATTATGAAATAAAGGATAAGCGTAATGACTTACCAATTGAACCACTTGACTTTAAGTTCACTTTACGAGATTCTCAACAGTCCGTATATGACGAAGTTCAAGACAGTTGTATAATCAACGCTTGGGTAAGCTGGGGCAAGACATTTACTGCGTTAGCAATCGCAAATAAATTGCAACAAAAGACACTCATTGTTACTCATACTTTAGCGTTAAGAGGACAGTGGGAAAAAGAAATAAAGAAAGTCTTCGGGGTCACGGCGGGTGTGATCGGTTCAGGCAAGTTTGAAACGAATTCACCTTTTGTCGTTGGAAATGTACAAACTTTGTACCGAAATATCGACAAAATCGTAAATGAGTTTGGAACAATTATATTAGATGAGATGCACCATGTATCTTCACCCACATTTACACGCATTGTGGATGCTTCGAAGGCTCGTTACAAAATTGGACTGACAGGAACAATGCAGAGAAAAGACGGACGACATGTAGTCTTTCGTGATTATTTTTCCTCGACAGTGTTCAAGCCACCTCGAGAAAATTATCTTACTCCCCGAGTTGACATAATTCATTCGGGAATTCGCTTTATGGATGGCAATGTTGATTGGGCAAATCGAATCAACGCACTTGCGTATGATTGGGAATACCAAAACACAATGGCAATGCTTGCGGCGAGTTATGCGGCAAAAGGGCACAAGGTACTACTTGTAAGCGATAGAGTAGATTTTCTAAAGAGTTGTGCAAGACTTGTAGGAGATAACGCAATTTGCGTAACAGGAGATGTACCTCACGAAGAGCGCGGCAAGTTAATAAAAGGAATCTTCACAGAGAAAGATATACTGTTTGGAACACAAAGTATATTTTCAGAAGGTATTTCAGTTGATTGCCTTAGCTGTCTTATTTTGGGCACACCCGTAAACAATGAGCCTTTGCTCACACAGTTAATTGGTCGTGTTATAAGAATGTATGACGGAAAACCTCAACCAGTGATAGTAGACATCAACTTGGAAGGTCGTACAGCTAGAAAGCAGGCATCTGCGAGAAGGGGATACTACATGCGACAAGGGTATGAAGTATCAGAAGTATAGGAATGAAAAATAGTACTTGACACGAGGTCAAGAATTTGTTATAATATGTTATTCTATAATTGGGAAAAAGTAAAAAGAGAAAGCAATGGGAGTGTCAAAGATATTATGACAATCCTTCATATACTTACTTATAAACTTCCACCAGTGAATAGACATGATAGAATATACAAGTTCTGGACTAAAAGTTTTCATGGGAATTCATTTCTCTTGAACCCAGAGGCGTTATTCATTCAACGTAGGAGATACTCAGATGCAGAGATTGTGCAGTATGCAGGTATCGCATCATTGCGTAATTATTTTGAGTATCAAAAAACAAAAGATACCACATTAGACCTCCTCCACTTTACAGGGGATGAGGACAGTATTAAAAATAATAGATTACTACGAATAGAGGGGTATTACATACACTTCAAATTCGAAGAAATCACTTTAAAGGAACTAAAATGGCAATAAAATTTAATCAAGCTAAGGGCGAAGCCCAAAAAAATAAAATCGACAGTTATCAATATGTCGAAGGCGACAACATGGTAAGAATGGTTGGGGATATGCTTCCTCGCTATGTTTACTGGTTGAAAGGCGAAAACGGTAAGAATTTACCATTCGAGTGTCTATCATTCGATAGAGACGCAGAAGCATTTACCAATGTAGAGAAAGACTGGGTAAGAGAATATCACCCAGAATTAAAATGCGGTTGGGCATATGCGATTCAATGTATCCACGATGGAAAAGTCAAAGTACTAAACCTAAAGAAAAAATTACTAGAGCAGATAATGGTTGCAGCAGAAGATCTTGGCGATCCAACTGACCCTGAAACTGGCTGGGATGTTTACTTTAAAAGAGTTAAAACTGGACCAATGGCTTATAATGTTGAGTATCAACTACAAGCTTTGAAGTGCAAACCAAGACCATTGAACGAAGATGAGCAAGCATTAATTGCTGAACTTAAGTCAATGGACGAAGTACTTACTCGACCAACACCAGATGCACAAAAAGAACTTCTCGATAGATTAAGAGAAGGGGCATCAAATGAGCCTGATGAAACAATATCAGATGAATTTGATATCAAGTAGGAGTAAATTATGTTAACAGTAGGAGACAAATTCCCCGACTTACACATGAAAGGTGTAAATGAAGAAAATGAAATTATTGATGTAGATGTAGTACTGCCCGAATGGACAGTAGTATACTTTTACCCAAAAGATTTTACTTTCATTTGCCCTACAGAAATAGCAGGCATGGACGAATTAAGTAGTCGTTGTGATGTTATTGGTGTAAGTGGAGACAACGAATTTTGCAAAATAGCATGGAAGAAAGATAATTCTCTCATTCGAGACATTAATCATATTCTTGCAGCAGATTGTGGTCTACGCCTTTCTCGTCAACTAGGAATAGTGAATGAAGAAGAAGGAGTATGTTATCGAGCAACTTTCATAATTGATCCCGAAGGAATCATTCAACATGTATCAGTAAACGCACTAGATACAGGAAGAAGTGCAACTGAAATCTCACGAACACTACAAGCCTTACAGGCAGGTGGTCTAACAGGGTGTTCTTGGACACTCGGGGATGAGTTCGTAGGATGATTTTATTTACTGCAGATTGGCATATTAAACTTGGACAAAAGAATGTACCTGTAGCTTGGGCGTGCTCACGCTATAAGTTATTCTTTGAACAAATTTATGAACTTGAAAAAGATGTTGACTTGCACATCATTGGTGGG